TACCGGTCATAGACACACCCAGGAGACGCTCTTCCTCGGTGTTGGTCTGCCAGATCTTCCGCAGGTACGGGAAGTGGGTCATCGTCGATTGAAAAGTTCCAAGAATCGTTGCCAAGCGAACCTTGTTGCGAAGTCGATCCATATCATCGCCGTTACGAACAATAACGGAAGAAAGATTGCAAAATTGATAAGGCCGAAGAATAATCTCGCTGCAAGGGTTCGTACCCCATTCTTTACCCAGGCTACGGCGACCATTCTTTTCTGCTTGAAGTTCTGAAGCATAACGATTAAAGATTCCTCGCTCACCGGAGTGAGATTCATAAATGTTAGACCATTCACGCATGAACTGACCAACGTCAGGCTTTACCTCGTAGACAGCACTGTTGTTAGCCAAGGCTCGTTGACCATTACCATCCCACCAGTTTCCTGCCTTAGCGTGTGCCATACGGTCATCGCCGAGGTCAGACAGGGAGATCATAGCACTACGGCGCACTCCACCAACGACAACAACTTCCCCGACCTTACAGAGAATATCATGACACTCGATGGTGTGTAGCTTACGCCCCACAGCTCCTTTGAACTTGGCGATAACATATTTAAACAACTCCACCAGAGGCTCGGGTCCACTTGCCCGTCCACCAAAGGTTTTAAGGCGTGTACCGGCAGGACGAACTGCGGAAACATCCCACTTCGGGATCTCACCGGCGTAGAGGAGAGCAATGATTTGACGGAGAGCCTTTGCCCATCCTTCCTTGGAGTCTTTAACAACAATAGTAGTATTGCTATCGTACAGCTTTTCAGGAATCTCTGGTAGTTTGTTAACATATTTCTGCTCCACGCTAAAGCCCACGCCTGTGCCACACAAGAGGATGTACATAGCCTCGTCAAAGGCTTTGGGATCATCAATGGGCAGGTACGAGCAGTTATAACCAGCAATGTTCTGGCGCTCCAGAGCCTCACCAGCAGTCATAATTGATCTCATTGAAGGAAGTACTTCTAGGTTTTCAACTGCTGTTTGTAGCTCATGCCGAAGTGCTGGATTCATCTTATATTGATGCTTATCCTCAAGATGTTTTTCCATAAAGTTGAAATAACGTTCAACTGTTTCAGGCCAGTGCTCTCGTCGGCCTTTATCATCCAAAAACCGTGAATAGCGGCTCTTCGAGATATATTCTTGGTAACTAGTCATCTGTGTCATTTTATTCCTTATGTTATTTTTAGGGGACAGGTATTTTAATAGGCTTCGATCATTTTGTCAAGATACCAACGGGCTTTCTTTAAGTCTTCTACCCCGTTTTTATCCATAAAACGCATCAAATATTGCATCATTTGAACATAATCTGACACAAATAAGTGATAGACTCCAGTTGGTCCATGTGAGTTTTGAAGTTTTTGGGCTAGTTTTTCAAGAACGTCCCGAACTTCAATGCCCTGTTCCTCAAATAGCATATAGTGCCTGGGTTTTTCAACAGTATCGTACTGTTCTTTCTTTTCCGGTAAACCAAGTGATTTCATATATTCCTCAATCTCCTGAACTGTTGTGGAGTGTATTGGTGTCCAACTGTCCATATTTCTTCTCCAAGTATTCAATGCTTAGGAACATTTCATCAAAGTGTCCGTCTTCGACCTCGTTCATCACGAGAAGACCCCGCCAATGACGGTTACTAAGCTGATCCATATAACTCTCATCGTGCAGATAATAACTACCAACCACAATAGCTGTGATAGGTCGTCCATCAGCTCGCTTACCATAGGCGACTTGTTTTCCTTGTTGGTGTCCAGCAACACACGACATATGTAGCTTACTGATAATAGCAGCAGGAGACGATGCAGGTCTGCCCATAGCACCGACAGGCCAGTAATGGTTAAAACCAACACCATTAATGAAAACAGGATGTAAGAACCCATGTACTTCCCAGTCAGATTCATAGCCTAAGTCCTTTGTTGAGATCAACCCTTCAAGGGTGGGATTATTGTTAACAGCCCTATCAATACGATTCTCATGGTTGCCCAGAGTCAGAACCATTCGAGGCTTGTAGACCTTTTCCTTGTTCTTCTTCTGACGATTTTGTAGGTACTTAAGAGGATCTAGTAACATTTTCATAGCCTGCTTCGCAATGTCGATATCAGACTTGTACCTAAGACCTTCAAAATACTTGGAGCCTTTAATATCGTGGGAAGACAGACTAGGCATATCAGCAAAGTCCCCGAGGTTAACAACAACGTCAGGCCGGTAATCCGTAATAGCCTGACCAGCCCAAGTAAGATGCTCCAGAGGAACACCTTGCTTGACTTGACAATCCGGTATAACAAGGATTCTCATTCTTCGGATTCAACCTCAAAAGAATAGATAGTTGGTTGGTGCACACCGCCATTGTTAAGCTCTGGGTTCTGCTCAAGCAGTTCAAGAAAGAGTTTCTGGTCTAGTTCTCGCCCAGGAGCTGGGGAAACATTATGGTCAAAGATAGGAATAGGAATAGCATAAAAGACTTTGCTTTTGATGTCATAACCGTAATTAGTTTCCAAAACTTTAATTACATCCTCAAGAATTTGCATCCAGGTAGGACCAGAATAAGCGTTACGTATTTGCACAAACGTATCTGCAAAGTCTTCCAAGTCAGAGTTGTCTTGGTCAATACTAAAACTAACCACGGTATCTTTTTTAATCATAGGTTTCTCCTGTTGAATCTGATGAAAATAGTCTTCAAGCTCCATTTAGTACCTCCTCTAGCGAAGGGAAATGTTCAAAGATTATATCTCGACATTGTTCCGCTACCTCACGATGCTCCTTCTGTGTTGCTTTATCGCAACGAATCTCAATGTAATGAATCCAGCTACGCAGGGTTCCATTCATGTACAGTTTAGAGCCTGTAAGACCTTCGGGCAGAAGTGCTCGTGCTACCTCTTTAGCGATACCTTTATTGAGAGCGGCCTCGTACAGAAACTCAGCTTCCTTGGTCAGTCGTTGTTGCACTCCATCCCACCAAGTGGCTAGATAACGATCATTTTCGTTGCCATAGATGTCTAGGGCTAGGCTATTCTGGCGATTAACCATGTCCTGCTTACGGCACTCACGAGTCTCAAAAGCCTCTGCCGTAGCATAACGCTGAGAGAACTCCTGGAAGCTGAAGCTCCGGTGTCTCAGGATCTGACGAGCAATGTCCCTGGTGGTTTCAATCTCCATGCAGACATTGACCATCTCGAACGGACTCCAGTGCTTGTTCTTAACCAAGTACTTGAGAAGTTTTGAAGCCGTCTGAGGGTTGTTCTGGTTCGCTGGGTTGCTCACCCGAGCCATGTACGCTATCTTCTCCTCCGCTTGTGGTGTCAACCATATCAAGTTTACATGGGTCATAAAAAGTTCCTTCCTTTGCTGCTTCCCACAGCGCTTTCATAATTACAGCACGAATGATGTCTGAGGTTTCTTCTGAAGATACGTGCAGAGTATAGTCTGCCGATCCGTCTTCATTTTCCTTGATTAGTCTGAATTCCATTTCTAAAACTCCTTATAAAATATTCAGCATCTACGATAACAAGAGGCTTACACTGGTTCTGTTTGATGAAGACCACAGGCTCATGCGTCCCGTGTGAGCAGGCTTGGTTGTAGAAGTCATACACGGCGATACGAGCATAACTCTTACATTCAATCTGCCAGGGATAGAGCTTACGAGCCGCAGGAGACAGCATTACATCCTCGCCAGAGGCCCCCATGGAGGTGGACTTAATATCGTCCCCTTCAAGCTCTGGAGCGTGTTCTAGGAGCCTTGCTGCTGCCCACTTCTGTAGGTTCCGTCCCTTTGCCTTTGCGCTACTGGTTTTCAAGCTTTAGTCCTCTCGTATTGATGCAACAATGCCCCAAAAGCATCTGTGTATTCTTCATCATGGTTAGTCTTACCCATCGTGAACAAGATTGCATGAACCAGCTCGTGACAGAAGGTCTGCTGAGTCATTTGCTCATTCATTCCTGCTCTGAGCTTGATTTCTTGGTTGGCTGGGTCACAGATTCCGTACTCGCTAAGTCCCTCAATGAACCTGACGGTCCAGTCGAATCCTGCGAGGGTAAAGGAGGAAGCCACAGTTGGTCTGGGTGTCGCCTTAACCATAACAGTACACCGTTTTCGGTAACTCGCTCAATATTCCCATCATACGCTTTAACACAAGCATCATAAAAAGTCCTTTCGGTCGTGCAGTTTTCCAGTATTTTAGCTGCTTTTACAGGT